TTTTGGCACTGCTTGTATATTCCAATGTATAAATCTAAAAGGCTCAAGTCCAAAGTCTACACTAAACTCGTGTTCTAAAAATCCTGGAAAGATAATTAACGTTCCGGGTATTGGTTTAAAATGAATAAGTTCTGATCCACCCCATACACCTTTTTGATCTGGTTTCATTTTTAATTTTGTAGCACGTGCCCCGGTTCGCGGTTCGTGAAATACAGGCATTGATGTTTTATCACTACACTTTAAAAAGTAAAATCCCGATACGTGTTGATTCCAATGTACGTGTGCTGAATGATGACCACCACCTTTTTTAGCAAACTCTTGTACCCACATCTCACTAAACATAGTATTATATTGTTGCATATCAAAACCTTGGTGATCTAAATATTCCCAAGACTTTTGACCAATATAATTTCTAAAATCTAAAAAGTCATTGTCTAATGTTAGTGGTGTTGAATGATACGATCTTCCAAAATCACCGTGTTTTTTAATAAAAGTTTTTTCTCTTGTTCTTGCATCTTTAATATATTTATTAGATGCTTTTGTTAAAGATTTTACAAACTCTGGTTTTTGTTCTGACCAAATAGTTGTGTTAAAGTAATTATTTATATACATTTTTTAATACTGAAAATAAACTTGGTTTTGTTTTAACAAGTTTTTTACAGAGTTCCTTTCTTTTATTTAAATTGTTTATAGAAGTATTAAATTCGTTTTCAAGATTTTTTTCTTGCAAACGACCATCTTTAATTAAAGATACTTTGTCTGTTGGTGCCCAATGCATTCCAGCAGCTATGCAATGAAGTCCAGTATTATTATCATATTTAAAATTATAGGTTCTGTCATACACAGCTTGTTTAAAACCAGCAAAAGATCTATGTTTTAAATTTATTAAATTATTTTCCCAATTTTTATTAAAACAATTTTTCCAATACTCCGTATCGTTTCTATGAGATAACGCATAATGCAATGCTACAAATTCGGAAAATTCTTTAAACATATGTTTGCATTGATAATTAAAATTATCTCTATCCCATTGAGATATTTTATCTCTTTGTAAATTTCTAACTAACTTTATTAAAAATTCGTGAACAGAAAATAAACCATTACTTTCTAATGGTTCTATAAATCCAGCAGACAATCCAATTGCAACTACATTTTTTACCCAAAGTCTATTGTGAATACCTACTCTCATTTTTATGTTTTTAAATTCTAAATCTTCTTGACCAAGATGTTGTTTAAATTCTTTTAATGCGGTTTTATCATCTACAAATTTACTAGAGTAAACATATCCTGTACCAACTCTTGACCACAGAGGTATATTCCAAACCCAACCATTTTCAATTGCAGTACAATTTGTATAAGGTACTAATTCTTTTTCTTTATTTTTATATTTAATTTTTGTAGCCCAAGCAGAATCATTTGGTAGCATATCGCTATAAGATTCAAAAGGTTCTTTTAATGTTTTATCTAAAAGTAAAGATTTAAACCCAGTGCAATCTATATATAGATCTGCTTTATGTTTATTATTTAAAGATTTAATCCCATTTTCATCTTGTTCTATTGAAATTACATCTTCAATTATATGTTTTATTTTTTTACAATACTTATCTTTTAACCATAAACCAAATTTAGTAGCATCAAAATGATATGCTTTAGTTACTTGATTTACATCAAATTTATTTTGATTAACATAAGACATTTGTAAAGGATAAGTGCAATTAGCATAATCAGAATAAGGTGTTTTAGGGTGTAATATTTTTTTAAACCACCAATCATTTGTTTCTGCTTTATTTTCACTTATAGGTGGTTGTCCAAAAGGGTAATGAAAAGCTTCTCCTTTTTTATAAAAATCTGTAAATTTTATGCTTAATTTATAACTTCCATCTACGTGTTTCATAAAATCTTTATCTTCAATTTTAAGTAATCTCATCCAATCAGTTATTTGACCAAGTGTGCTTTCTCCAACACCAACTGTTGATATGTTTTTAGATTCAATTAATGATATCTTATAATTTGGAAATTGTGATTCCAATGTTGCAGCAGTCATCCACCCTGCGCTGCCACCACCTACAATTAAAATTTTCATTTAAATGGTTTTCCTAAATGCCAAACAACAAGACTGTATCTTGTACCAGCGGTTACAGGTTTAACTCTGTGCCATACAAAAGAAGGAAAGACAATAATAGATCCTTTAGGTAAAATCTCTTTTGCTCTTCTTAAATGTTGACTTTCATCTCTCATATGTGGATCGTAGTTTCTAAAATCAAATTCTAACTCACCACCTTTGTATTCGGAACCATCTGTTAATTGACAAGTCATAGATAGTTTTCGAATTTTACCATTGTCAGAATCATTTTTATTTTTTCTTTCATAAGGTTTATCCCAACTATCACAATGCCAATCATAATATTGATTGTGTTTATATTTTGTAAACTGACACGATTCAGACCAATCCCAATCAAAATTCCAACCAGCTTGTTTATTTGCTTCGTGCACATATGGATGTAATTCTTTATAGATCCAAGTATCATTAAGCCAAACTAAATCTGACTTTCTTTTTCTTTGCATATTTTTAACTTGGTCTTTATCTAATTTTTTCTCTCCATAACCACCTGTTCTAGCCATAACTTCCTCTTGAGAATTTGCATAAGCTATTACATCATCACAAAACTTTGGTGTAAGAACACCACTAAAATACCAATAGTAATTAGATATATTCATAAGTTATTGTTTGAACAAAGTTTAATGAATCTTTTTGATTGTTAGTTAGGTAATACATATTAGTTGATGGAAACATAATGAATTGATTATTAGTCAATGGTATATCCCAAGATCTACCTTTACGTCTATTGTCTTCATAATGTATTCGAACATTACAGTCTTTTACTTTTACACCATATAATAATGTAAAGTCCGGAGAGTTTCGTAGATCTACTGGATCTATATTTAATAATGGAATTGTAGTTTCCGCAGGTTTATAAATGTTACCCCATGTTTCTTTGTTAATTAAATTTACATCATACTCAAGACCAACGTGATCTCGCATATATGTATTTAACATATCCCAAGTTCGTGAAAATGGAAAATTTTTATTTTGAATTACTGATTGTAAAATATCGCCTGATAACTTATCTCGGTCAATGTCCCAATCTTTAGGCATTGCCACATCACCATAATATAAAGCTTGTTCTGTTAAAACTTTCTTATGCATACCACCACCATTTTTAATTTATGCTTTTAAATCTGTCAAGTCCCAAGTTGTATTTGCTTCATTCCACACGTAATACCAAATATGAGTATTTGCTGTATTTTGTGATTCTTGCTCTGCAGTTAATGCAGGAGCATCACCAATTGGTGATTTCCAAGAAGCTGATGCATTATGTTTTACCCAAGATACGAAAGGTTTTTTAGGCCAGAAAATATTATCATCTTCGTCCCAAGTATAACCTATACCTGCGTAGTTTCCTCTTAATGGTGTACCACCATCTTTGTGTTGACCACCAGATGTATTGTAAGATGTTTGAATCCACATTTGTGCAGGCCAATTATTATGTGTCTCTAAATATTGTTGTCCTACTGTTTCATCTTCAACGCCGTCAGCGTTTAACATATCACCATTATTCAAAGTAAGTACTTGAATAACTTTACTGTTTGATCCTAGTTTTGCAAAATGTGCCATAATATTTCTCCTTATATATTAATTTTAATTATCATTCAACTACTGAAATTTGTACCTTATTAATACTATACCAGAACCACCTAAAGAACCAGTATCAGGTGATGAACCACCAGCTCCACCACCACCACCAGTGTTAACTGTTCCAGCACAACCAGATACGGTTTTACTACCCCCACATCCACCACCACAAACTCCATTACCTATTACAGCACCTGGATTACCTGCAGTAGCTTGTACACCACCTCCTCCTCCACCAGCTCTACCTACTGGACTTCCTGAAATACTTGTTGTTGCTCCAGCTCCACCATTACCGCCTCTAACAGTTATAGTTGGAGTTGGGTCTACAGCAGAATCAACTCCTACCGCAGTTGCTCCACCACCTCCGCCGCCACCATAACGACATCCTGATCCCGACATACCACCTGGCGCAGCGCCTCCAGTAGAACCTTGAGCTGGACTTACAGGTGGAGTATTTCCTGCTCCACCGGCATTTCCTGGATTACAGTGACCACTAGCTCCTCCTCCAGAACCTCCAGCAACACCTGCTCTGTTACTAGCAGATCCACCTCCGCCACCACCTGTTGATGTAAGACCAAAAGCACTTGAAGAAACACCTTGAGTTCCTGGAGTTGGGTTAGAAGTTGATCCTGCTCCACCACCACCTACTACAATTGGATAACCTTGTGCTGAAACAGGTATATTAAAACCTGGTCCTGATGTTGCGTTTAATGGACTAGCTGTGTAAGAATCTGATGTTGCTTTAGATTCTCTAAAACCTCCTGCACCTCCAGCACCGGCACCTCCAGAAAAACCACCTCCACCTCCACCTGCTACTATTGCATAAGAAACTGTATTTGATCCTGCAGCATTACCTACTGAACAAACTGTAAAAGTTCCTGGACCTGTGAATGTGTGTAATTTAAAATTTGTACAAACAGTTGAAATTGTTCCACCTGTTGCTGTAATAAAAGCTGATGATGTTAATTGTGACTGTAAACCATCATCTGTTATTAACCAACCTTGTGTTGAATCTACAAATACTAATGTTACTGCAACTCCTTCAGTATTTAATGTTGGATTAATAGCTGAACCACCAATTTTATCTGAACCATTTTGAACTAATGTTACTGCGTTTGTATCAAAAGTTCCTGCGTAATCTTTTACTGCAACAACTGCTCCTGCAGTTCCTGCCGGTAAATTAACTGATACTACTCCACCTGTTGTATTTACAAAATATCCTTCTCCAGCAACCGCTGTGAAAGTTGATGTCTTAACTGTTGTTACCCAAGATGCAGAACCTGTTGCACCAAAGTTTACTGCTGTACCTTGGTTATTAATTGTTGCACCACTAGGAATTGTAAACGTATCGCCACTATCACCTAGTGTAACATCTGTTCCGGATCGTGGGCTAATTTTATTTACTTTTACTTCACTCATAATTTTTACCTATTGAAACCTATATCTTATTATTACTACACCAGAGCCACCGGCTTTAGGAGATACATTAGATCCTCCACCGCCACCACCGCCAAGATTAGCTGTTCCAACTATAGATGTACCATTTTCAGAAGCTCCTTGTCCACCACCTCCAGATCCTCCTGCGATATTAGGTCCGGAACCTCTTTGTCCAGCGCCACCACCACCTGCTCTTGTAACAGAAGATCCTGTTATTGAATTTGCTTTTCCACCACCACCAGTTCCACCTGAATGTGATCCGCCGCCTGCAGTTGCATTTACTCCAACTGCATTAGCACCACCACCTCCGCCTCCAGCAAGACAGCCTACACCACTACAAGAACCTGGTTGTCCATTTCCTCCATTATTACCTTGACTAATAGGAGTAGAAGGAGTGTTTCCTTGTCCACCAACTACTATTCCACTAGTTCCTCCGTGAGCACCACCTGCGCCACCACCAGAACCACCATCTCCTCCTCTTACAGGAGCTGGATGAGGAGGTCCTCCTTGACCATTTGCTAAATTAGCACCACGACCACCACCTGCTGATGTTATTGTTGAAAAAGTTGAAACATTACCAGGATTAGAAGTTGCTCCACCACCACCTACTGCTATTGTATATGCTTGTGCTACTACTGGAATTTGAGTTCCACCTGGAAAAGAAGTTCTATGTCCTCCAGCACCACCACCACCACCAGCGTTACAACCACCACCGCCACCACTTGCTACTACTAAATAATCTACAACATTATTTGCTGGATTAGTTGCAGCTTGTGTTACTGTAAAATCTCCCGGTCCTGTAAAAGTTGCTATTTTAAAATTTGCACAATCAGGTGCATTACCTAAAGTATTACAAGCACCACTTACAGTTGCCGTCATAAAAGGAACATTTCCTGTAATATTAGAAGTCGAATCTTGAACGTTTTTCCAACCTTCAATATCATCAACATAAACAAAAGTTACAGATTGGCCTTCTGTTGATAAAGCTACAGTAGCAGCAATTCCACCAATTTTTTGTGAACCATTTGGTGCAACGGTTAAATTATTTGTTTGAAAAGTATTTGTGTAATCTACAACAGAAACAATATTACCTGCTGTTCCTGCTGGTAAATTCATAGTGAACGCTCCACCTGAAGTATTTGCAAAATAACCTTCACCATTTGCTGCTGTAAAAGTAGCAGTTTTAATACTACCTGTTTGCCAATCCACTGTCCCCGTTCTACCAAAACCTGATTGCGTTGCGCCACCCGCTAAAACAATATTGTCACCAGTTGCACCTAAAGTTATTGTTGCACCTACTTGACTTATAATAT